CCAATCTTGTTAGCACCAGATAGAATCATTTTATCTCCTGGTTCACAAGTTGAATCAGCTGCTACAGTTAAATCGAAAATTCCATCTTGGAATACTGCACACTGTGTTCTCCCATCACTTGCTATCTTCTCTCTTGCTAGAATACCAGCAAATACTCCGTCATTACCTGCACTTGCTACTACAGTTCTAGAATCAGTATTCATTAATAGAGTACCTTTCTCTAATGCTGTTGCATCTGCACACGTAAAATCATAAGGATGACCTCTTCTTGTTTTGATTGTTGCTTCGTTAGCCATAATACCTAAGGGTTATACTTATATTTAAAGCTTTTCCCTTACTTCCTTTACAAAGTTATTTCTCTTATTTGAAAACTCTTGCTCTTCATCGTATAAGTGTGCCTTATCCCACAACCAACCAGCGACGGTGAACCCTGCCACTATTAATATAAAACCCCCTATGACCATCCACATGTTGGTACCCATACCCCTTTGTTCTAACCAAATGCTTATTAAAATAAATAAAGAAAAGATAGATTTAATACCAGAGAATTCACCTACTCCCTTTCCGAAGTAGGCTTTGAGGGTAATAAACTTTTTCCTTAATTCTTTGTTCATAGCTGCTCAATTCCATCAACCATTCTGTCTTCTTTTAATCCTATACCAGCAACCTCTACCATGTTCCCTGCTCTTACAGGGCTAGCTGTTTCTATCTTATGGTTAAATTTGGGTATCTTCTTTAGACCTAATAGTTTTCTCATAATAGTTAGGTATTTACTAAACTTACTATTCCAGCTGTTCTCTGGGTGAAGAAGTTTTAGTACCTTATCTTCATATTCTTTTGGGAAGGTGAACTCTACAGGAACCCATGGTCTTACTCCCATCTGCACTCCTTTGATTCCACTAACGAACCACTTCCCTGTATAAGATTGCTTTACTTCTCCTTCTACGATTCTCTTCTTGTTTGCTTCCAGGAAGGTCTTAGCTAGTTCTTCCTTATCAAAATCATAAGGGTATCTAAATCTATAGTTCATGTATACTGCTTGCATATCTTGCATAAGCCTGAATACTTTGTCGTCTTGTCCTCTTAGAATACAGTTAAGGTGCATTTTTCACTTTCTCCTTGATCTTCTCTAAGAGTGCTTTGCTTAGTTTTAGAGCTGCTTCATAAGTTTCAACTTCTTTAATAGATTTCTCTTCTGCGTCCATCCAAAACTTCTTTTCCTTAGAAACAACGACTACATCACTTTCCTTTAGCTTCTTCATTTCCTACTTTCCCCTCAAGAGCTGCTTGTGCATATTCTTTATCACTCATCTCTTTCTTCTCTTCTTTAGTCTCTTGTCCAGCTTCTGTAACTCCACCTAGCATATTCTCCGCTGCTAGTCTCTCTTCTCTTTCTATTAGCTGTTCTCTTCTGTTATTTTCTTCGGTTAATAATTTAGCCACCTCTCTGCTTTCCTCGAGGAGACTTTTCTTTTCAATTACCTCTGAGCCTTTTTCAGGCGAAGTCTCTTTTTCTATTACTTGTTCTTTTGCATCCATTTTTCTATCACTCCTTTATTATTTTTTCTTTTGGTATTGCTATTCCTACTATCGCAGCTAATACCCCTATTACTGTGGTTAATAAAACCCCATTAATTCCTTGCGACAATGCGTATATTTCTAATCCTGTAATACATAACATTGCTGTTATGATAATTCTATAATCTATTTTTTGTTTCATTATACCACTCCTTTAATTTTTTTCTCTGTTGAACCCCTTGCAATATTACTCTGTCTTACACCACTGAAACCACCAGAGGTTCTTGGTTTATTTCCTGCTATTCTTCTCTTCTCAGCTTCCGTAGCTGCTGTTTTTCTTTTATCTTGTCTGAATTGAACTGTTGATCTCTCTGCAGTTTGTCCTGTTACAGGGTCTTTTATTAAAGCACTTGGTCCTTCTCCCCCTGCAGTTGCT